CCTACATTTGGCACAGGTATTGGATTACACATTCAAAACAGCACTCGCCCAAACATTCGGATGACGCAATCATCATCATCTGATGGTTATGAAATGTTTGTTAGCGGTACAACCTTGTATCCAGCAGACAACGTAGGCGCATCGGGCGGTTCTGTAATTTGGCGCAATACAGCAACTCGTAGCGAAACCATGCGCCTCGACTCCAGCGGGAATTTGTTGGTGGGGACAACTTCTTCCAATGGGCGGATTACATCTGACGGCACTTCTAATTCATCAAATCAGGCAGTTTGGGCCAAAAATATTGACGCAACAGGAACCGCAGCAACATATGTAGCGTGGAACGCCGCCACAACAGGAAATCCGCTTTTTGTTGATTTTTATACAGAAACCAGTGCAACTCGTAGAGGCACAATTTCATATAACCGTGCTGGCGGTCTTGTTGCCTACAATGTTACCTCTGACTACCGAGCAAAAGATATTTATGGTCCTGTAACTGGTAGTGGTGCATTGATTGATTCTGTGCCTGTTTACATGGGCAAGATGAAAGGCGCTACACAAGAGCGTCCAATGTTCATCGCTCACGAAACACCAGATTACGCACATACTGGTGAAAAAGATGCCGTTGATAAAGATGGCAACCCCGTGTATCAACAAATGGATGCAAGCGCCCTTATCCCTGTGATGTGGGCAGAAATCCAATCCCTCCGTTCCCGCCTCAAAGCGGCAAACATTGCTTAATCAACTGAAAGGCTAATCATGTCAGCACAAATCCAATGGAGCATAGATTGGCTCCAAGCATCCACCCAAACCATCAACGGCTACAGCGAGGTCGTTCTGACCTGCGGCTGGCGCTGCACGGGCACTGAGGCAAACACTGCCACACCCCCTGTGACGTTCACCAACTCTATCTACGGCACTTGCTCGTTCCCTGAACCTGCTGCTGGCGGCTCGTTCACCCCCTACGCTGACCTGACCCAAGCCCAAGTGGTTGGCTGGTGCTGGGAAAACGGCGTGAACCAAGAAGCTACTGAGGCTGCTATTAACGCTAACTTGGCTGCTCAGATTACACCCGCCACTACGCAACCACCCTTGCCTTGGGTTCAGTCGTAATTTAACGGGAAGCCACCACCCGATCTTGGTGGCACTTTAAAAGGAAAACTGAAATGGGCAACAACACAAAACCCCAAATCGTTATCGACGGCGTTGAGTATGACTACGACACCTTCACCGACCAGCAAAAAGTGATGACTGAACACGTTGCTGATCTGGAGCGAAAGGTCAACTCTGCCAAATTTTCCGTCGACCAACTTTCGGTTGGTCGTGACTCGTTTTTGAACATGCTGAAGCAATCGTTGGCCGAAACAGCCGCCGCCTCAGTGACTGACGTTACACCTAAGCCCGCTGAGGCATAACCTTTAGGAGCCACCCATGCAATTTTTGAATGATATTCGCCAATATGTTGCTGAATTCGGAAGCCAAGCGAATGATGAAGTTCATCGTTTCCTTGACTTCGTCAAAGCCAAGTACGAAGACATGCAGCCAAAAGATGCTGTGGTGGCTCCTGTAGATGCAAGCGGAACTGGATCAGATACTGTGGCTGCTGAACCAGTTGCCGCCGCCGTTCCTGATGCTCCAGTTGCTGAGGCAAGCGCTGCCGATGATTCTGCCGTTCCTGCTGATGCTGGTGGTGATGATTCTGGTGAAGCACCCGCTGTGGAGGTTCTTTCTGATAACGCCTCTGCTGTGTCTGATGAACCAGCGGTGGTGACCGATCCAGTTTAACTGGGGTTTGGGTAATGGAAGCTACGCACGAACTCGCCACAAAGACGGACAAACAACTGAGCGTTCACGAGGCGGTTTGTGCGGAGCGCTATGCTGGCATCCAAAAGCGTTTTGACGAAGGCTCAAAGCGCATGCAGCGCATTGAGTACATCTTGTACTGCTTAATTGCGGTGTCATTGTTTGGCCCTAAATATCTGGAACAATTGCTGAAGCATCTCATAGGAGTGTGAAATGATTGATCCCATCTCAGCCCTCGCAGCGATACAGTCGGCCGTAAAACTCGTCAAGAAGATGAGTCAGACGGTCGACGATGTCGGCTCGCTTGGGCCTGTGTTGGGCAAGTATTTCGACGCCAAGAACAACGGTGTTCAAGCAATTAAAGAAGCTAAAGATTCTGGCAATGCCTCTAACATGGGCACAGCCATTCAACTTGAAATGGCGCTGGAGCAATCCAAACAGTTTGAAGCTGAATTGCAAATTCTGTTCATGCAAGCAGGAAAAGTAGATGTTTGGAACAACATTAAAAGCCGTGCAGCCAGCATGGACAAAGCTGACAAGTTTGCCGAGAAAGCTGCTGAAGACCGAGCCAAGGCCAAAAAAGCAGAATTCGAAGAGTTGATGACCGCAATTGCGGTGGTTGTTTTGTTGGTTGCTGTAGCCGTGTTTGGGTATTTCGTCTTCCAAGAGGTGCAAGATGCGAAAGCTGCTGCCAAGCCTGCTCATCATCATCGCACTTAGTGGTTGCTCTGACCGGTATCGATATACCTGTCAGGACTTTGATCACTTCCAAGACCCTGAGTGCCAACGTCCTCGGTGTCTGTTCACGCAGACGTGTCCCGACTATTTAGTCGCCCCAGTTCTGGAGAAACAAGTTGAATCTGTTCAGCAACCACCCGGATCACCGCCTAAGCGCTGAAGACATCGAAGTCCGCATCTGGGCTATCGTGGTGCTTGCCATCACGGGTATTCTGTTCTTCATCGTTATCTGCTTGCTTTATTCGGTCACTTTCGTGGTGCAACCAATCAAGGCAATGGCTCCCATCGACCAAGCCTACACAAAGATGCTCAACGACATCGTTTTGCTGTTGGTTGGGGGTATAGGTGGTATCGTCGGCAAACGGGTCGCTGGCGGCGTTGCAGGCACCTTGGCGGGGGTCAAAGCGGCCACCAATACGCCAACAATGCAACCATGCTATGGCCAGCAAATGGGCCAGCCCACGATGCCTATGGGTGTGCCACAGCAAAGCCAAGCTTTCGGCGCTATGCCCACGTTTGTGAACCCTACGTTCGACGAAGACTGGCGCCCCCCTCCACCGCCCACGACAGCGCCGGATCACTTACACCCAGAGCGTGAAGAGATTGCCAATGAACGTGCAGCCGCAAAGGACGCAGAATGACTTGGTTCCTTACCTTCTTCAGTGATTTGTTCTACGTCATCGCCTGTGCGGCCATGATCGCTGGCGTGGCCTTGTATGGGGTCAGTTACTTCGCCAAACTGCTGCCGGTGATCGCCACCTATGCCCTGCTGATGCAAATCGGTGGCGTGGTAATGGCTCTGGGTGGCGGTTATTACGTTGCAGATCACAAGGGCTATGAGCGCCGTGTGGCTGAAGACAAAGCCGAGATCGACCGATTGAACGCCGAAGCCCGCGCCAAAGAGGCTGAGTTGGCCCAAACCTTAAAAGACAAGACCGCAGCACTCCGAAAGGCAAACAATGCTATTCAAGCCAAAAAGACTGATACTTTTAAGCGCATTGACTCTGGCGAGTTGCGCTTCCCCTCCACCTGTAGTGTTCAAGCCAGTACAGATGCCGGAACTGCCGGAGGAGATACAAAAGATGGAGCCGAATCTGAGCGACAGGCTCTTAAAGATATTGTCACCATCGCAGCAGAAGGCGACACAGCCATCACCCGCCTCAACGCCTGCATCGACACCTATAACGCAGTAAAGGACAAGGTCAATGTTAAACAGTGATCAACTTCAAAAGCTGGGTATCAGCCCCGCGTGGGTTGATGGCTTGAACAAGACCTTTGAGCGGTTCCACATCGCCACGCCCAAGCAACAAGCCATGTTCATTGGGCAATGTGGGCATGAGTGCGCTAACTTTAAGATTCTTGAAGAAAACCTAAATTACAAAGCGGCTACGTTGATGCGGCTTTGGGATAAACGCTTCCCCACACAAGAGATTGCCAATCAATATGCAGGAAACCCAAAGAAAATTGCCAACATGGTTTACGCAAACCGAATGGGCAACCGTGACGAAGCTTCTGGCGACGGGTTTCGTTTTCGAGGGCGGGGATGCGTTCAGCTTACCGGCCACGCAAATTATTATCACGCGGGACAAGCGCT